CTTTATACTTACCAGGTCCTAATTCAGTATCACCATAAAGATGGCTACCTTCATTAAGAGTTTTACTATAAGCTTCGAAAATTAAATCTTGATCTGTTTTCATATTATTTATTTAATTAAATTTATATTTAGGATCGTTAGCACCTGCTAAGTAACCTTTAAGAATTTCACTCAACGAAGAAACTTCCATCGCTACTCTAGCAATCTTCTTAGTTTCTGAATTTGAAATACTATCAAAAATTGTATCAGATTCGGGTCTTAAAGCTAAATTGCTTTTAACTGAGATTAAAAATCATTAGGGCCTTATATGATCTTCTATAAGTGAAGCGTATGCTTTTACTAATTGAGGGTCATCGGTATAACGCTCTTGCTGTAATATATCAACAGCAACGAATACCTTTTCAAGTACTTGATTAATCTTATCTTCTAATTCTTTTGGTGCTTCTAGAAGTTGGTCTAGTAAATTTACAGCACCTTCGCTAGCATAATTTTCATTATCTTCTTCTGCAGAACCGAATTCTTTCTGTTGTTCTGCTATATAATCCTTAAACAATTCAAACAATTCATCAATATTGCTCCCGTCAGCACCGGCAAGCATTAAGCTTTCGATTAATCCATGACCTTCATCTACAGCTGCTAAAGCAGTATCAAATAAATCCTCCAGAGGAAGATCTTCAAATGCAGTTCCATAATCTTCCGCATCTTCAGGATCGACTTCATCCGGATCTGGTCCGATTTCTGCTGCTGCTTCTCTACCTCTCATTATATTTTTTTCTCTGCTTTCGTTATCTTCTTCACTAGCAGTCCAATACTCTTCACAGTGCTCTATTTCTGCTTCTGTAAGATTCCGACCAAGCTCAGCCTTCATAGCGTCAACAATTGCATCTAGATCATCAGTATCGACTTTCATACGTACATTATCGAGCGTCTCAAAGAAGTGTGCATCAGGTTGATGACCTTCGTTAATAAGAGATCTAGATACAGTGTAAGCTTCAAAGATTGAATTTATATCGGTTTTATTATTCATATTATTATTTAATTAAATTTATATTTAGGATCGTTAGCACCTGCTAAGTAACCTTTAAGAATTTCACTCAACGAAGAAACTTCCATTGCTACTCTGGCAATCTTCTTTGTTTCTGAATTTGAAATGCTATCAAAAATTGTATCAGATTCGGCAGAATTTAAAAATGTCTGAATACTATCTGTAGTACCATTTAGGTAATCCGAAAACCCATCCATTCTGGTGATCCATTCGCTTAATTGATCATACATCTCTTTCTGCTGACTAACCATTGTAGATGTACTGCCTTTAGGTATATCAGCTCCGAGTTCGTCACTAGTAATGTCTTGTAATTGTGAATCTAAAGCCTCTGCATCGGTAAGCTCTTGATCTTGCTCTAAAATCTTATAAAATCGGGTTGAGTATACGTTCATGTATATATTTATATCAAACAGCATAAATATATACATGAAGCAAAGAATATTTGAAGATTCCGAAATACCAAACTCCCAGAGGCAGATAACTGGGGTAGGTGCTAATGCTGTAGACCCAGGGGCGACAACGCTTCAACAGCAGTTAGTTCATAGAAACGAAGATATAGCTCTGCAGAATCCTAATAAAATGTACCCAATCGAAGGTATAGATCAAGCTATATCTGATGCCTTTATTAATATATCTAACGCGCAGCGGCTTATAGAAACAGCTAAATTAAACCCAGCTCTTAAAAGCCATAAAAATAGCTTCTTAAAGTTAGAAAAAAATCTTAAAAGTATAACAGGTATATTAGTTGATTTTGACGATACAGTTTCTATAATAAAGAATAATGAAAAGTAGTTTTGGTAAATTAATATACTCGATATTCCTAACCTTTAGTATAAGCACGTTAGTAGCTTTAATCTTTAAAGATGTATTTTGGAATGTATTCGCAATAGTAACTATATTGCAAATTATTAGTTTCGTAATTTTTAATCGAATATATACTAACTGGTTGATACAGTCTCTTGAAAAGAGTAAAACTGAACAGTTAAGAGAATCTAATAGAAACTATACTCATGTAGAATGTCCTTGCTCGCAAAAGTACACTCAATTAGTAGATATAAGATTTGATACTAGAAATATCTACCGCTGCATGCAGTGCGATAAGGACATATCAGCTACCCCTAACATTACTACAGTTAATGTATCTGACCCTCTATACTTTGATAAGAAAAATGGATAATTTAGAGAGCATCACGACAGAAGTGCCTCCAACTGCACTTGCAGGCCCACTGAAAGATATACCAACTAGTATAGAAGCTTTATCTGAAGAGTTGTTAAAGTCGCTTACATATGATCAGAGCGATTTATTTAAACAAGGTAGAGCATTTATAGGTAATAAGCCAACGACTACTATTACTTTATTGAGAGACTTCCTTTATATGGAGGTAGAACAGTTACAATTAACAAAAGAAGTAGATAATGTTGATAGGGCCGTTAACAGTAAGACTAAAAAAGCGCTACTCTCTCAAATAGATAATATTATTAGTATTCTTGAGATGTCAGTTAATACTAAGTCAGATCGTATATTTCTTATGATCGGAATGCTTTTACGCTCCTTATATAAAAAATAGGAACTGTCATATAATTATAGTATGAAAAAGATTAACGAAACTAAAGAAGTACATACAATGACAGTAGAAGAGCTCGAACGTGAAAATATTGATTATCTTTCGAGGTTCGCATGCTTATTATATGGAGTAAATGTGGCTGGAGAAGCTGCAGCTAAAATGGGCCGTAATACAGAGCGTGATAGTTCGTGGATTAAGCCTATTTTCTTTCAGAAGTATATCGATGAAAGATATGGCGATATGAAATATAATATTACTAAATCCTTAAACGGGGGTGATGATGAAGTTTATTCCTGGTAGTTCATTTATAAACCGAACTTCAAAGTTTGGAAAGTATTTTCGCCGCGGTCAGACATATGTTCTAAAGAATATATCACCTAGAGAAGGTAAGCTAAAATATATCTTTACTAGTGTAGACGGTGATAAAGAGATTGTATTTAGTTCAGCTGAAGAAGCAGATGGCTTCTTGAGTAACTTCTAATAATAATCGCCGTATATGTCGGTATCATTTACACCCATATCAAACACATCGTTTATACTAGTAGAGTCGGCACTATATTCACTGTAATTTTCTTTTTTAGGTTCAGTTTCAATATTAGCACCACCACTTAACCTACCAGCGAATGCATCTTCATATATTTGCTGATTACCTGAAATATTTTCTCCAACAGTATTAAATGGTATACCTGGTTCAAAGCTATAATCGTACCGCTTAGCTCTAATTATAAAAACATAATGACCAGCTAAAGGATTGATTTGTGAAATATCCTCATCTAGCTTTTCAGTAATCTCAAAATATTTTGGTTGTCTGTTAGCAGGTCTATCATCTCCAAATTCTGATAACTGGAATACATCACCAGCCTTAGGTTCAACTACTGAGTATTGGGTATCATATACTGATGATAGAGTGTTAAACGTCGCTTCATATGATGATATATGAACATATGCTGTAATTTCATCATCACTTAAGAATCCGTATTTACTTAAGGTAATAGCATTATCATTAAGATTGATCGCCATCACTATATCCCTTGGTTCTGCGAAGGTCTTAGTAGGCTCTTCCCCGTATATGTTATCAGCCGATAGTACGTTAAAAGTATTAACGAAATACGAAACCTTAACACCGTACTGGTTTATAACTTCTCTCCACCAGTTACTAAATAGAACGCGTTCCGATTCTTGTACCCCTTTATCGGTAAACCTCCAGCATGTTTCATCATCCTGAACAAGCCCTGGGTAGCAATTATTATTATAATCTATACTCATTTTTGTAACATAAAGGTGTTAGTCTGTGGGTTATAGAAGAGGCGAATACCTGTTTTGCCTAAAGTACAATCTTTATCTTTATGAGGTATAATATTAAAAGTATCTCTTATATACTCTAAATCAGCCGGAGTACATGCGCATGTACCTTTATTAGTTTTTAAATTTTCTATTTTTTGATTGTTAGATGCATCAGTTTTAACATAATCAGGCACAAGATTTAAATGCTTACGTCTATACGATGACTGTGTATCGGTAAACCCGTGACCTCTATGTCTGTGGTTGGTATGAAACTTTGCAAAACTATCCATAATTATATTTAATCAAAAAAAAGCTGCAACCAATAAAGTCGCAGCTTTTTTAAATTTGATTTTTAAATCTTAAGCAAACAAGTCACCTGTCTTACCAGTCTTTGTACTATGGACTTTATTTTGTTTTGATGTTAGCTTATGACCAGCTGCATCTGGAAGAGGCTTACCGTTAGCATCTACTTTGATTTTAACATCAGCTGAAGCTTTACCGCCAGAAGCTCTAACACTACCAACTGTATTCTTACGGCTCGTTAATGAATGACCAGCTGAACTAGGTACTTCTTTTAATTCAGTCGCTTCACCGAAAGCGTTGAAACCGCCTTCTTCATCTTCATCGCCTTCTTCACCTTCATCTTCATCTTCAAGCTCATCTTCACCACCGAGTTGAGCCATTAACACGTCATGAAGCTTTTGCGCAGTCTCGCGATCGAGAGTTAAAGTAACTTCATCAGTTTCTTCAACGTCGCTAACTTCGTCATCAGTATCAATACCGAGAGCGTCAAGCTCTTCCATGTCCTGGTCGCCCATAACATCTTCAAATAATTTATCAAAAACAGATTTCATATTAATATTTATGCTATCTTTATATGTTTTTTCAACTTTCTCATCAAACTTCTGAGAACTAAATTTACCTGGAGTGTAAAGATTATCTTTCTTTTTCTTTTTAGACATGGTCTTTGGATCAATCGGCTCTTGGTAACCATCAACTTCTGTAATATCTGAAGTCTTTTTATTTTGAATATCTGTAGCAGCTTTACTATCTACACTCACTGGACCCTTACCGGGTTTCGTGCCGAAGCTTTTTATACCACCTCTCATACATGGCGATGCTTCCTTAGTTGACTCTTTTATGATGCTGTTTGAGTATACATTCCATATATCGGTTAGATTATTCTTTCTTGACATCTAAATATTTATTACATAATGACTAAAAATAAACAAAATTACATGAATAATCCAAATCTACCTGCAGTAGGTGCGGAATTCGAGTATACATCGTCACAAATAAACCAGCTTCAAAAGGCTGCAAAGAACTTACTATATTTTGCAGAAAACTTTTTCTATATTATTTCCTTAGATGACGGTAAGCAGAAGATTAAATTACATCTACCTCAAAAACGAGTTCTACGTCGAATGAGAGACAATAGATTCTTTATATTATTAGCATCGCGGCAAATCGGTAAAGCATTAGCGTTAGATACTCCAATACCAACGCCTAATGGTTGGACTACTATGGGTGAGCTTAAAGACGGGGATATAGTCTTTGATAATAAAGGTCAACCGACGACTGTTACAAAAGCTTGGGATGTTATGGTTGACAGGCCATGTTATAAGATAATATTCGATAACGGTGAAGAGATTGTAGCTGATGAAGGTCATTTATGGTTTACTCAAGATACGAAGGAGAGACGTAAAGGTAGTGTAGGTTCAAAAAAGACAACCGTAGATATATATAATGATCTGTATAGAAACGATAAGGAGCCTAATCACCGTATCCCGATTTCTATGACTGGTGTTGAGTATAAAGAGAGAGATCTCCCGATAGATCCTTATATTTTAGGTTTATGGCTCGGTGACGGCTGCAACGATTCATCTATTATAACGGTAGGTGATAGAGACGCAAGCGAGATGCAAGAAATTCTTAAAGAGCAGTCGCAATTTGATAAAATTCAGCTTAAAACGTATCAAAAAGGTAGCAACAGCTTATTAGTGACAGTTAATGAAGGTATACAAACGAAAAGTCTTAATACTCTTTTAAAGGCTAATAAACTTTTGCATAATAAGCATATCCCGGTTGAATATACAACATCCTCGAGAGATCAACGGCTTGAGCTTTTAAGAGGATTAATGGATTCAGATGGCTATATATCAAAAACAGGTATAGCGCAGTTCTATAATATGAATTTGGGGTTAGTTAAACATGTCAAAAATTTAATTGCTAGCTTAGGTTATAAGGTTACATATAAAGAAAACGATATATGGTATAAAGGTACTTATCAAGGTAAATGCGGGGTATTAACATATACACCCAGAGAATATGTAGCTAAGTTAGCGTTCAAGCGCGACCGTATAAAACGTAGATTGAATGTAAATGACTCTAGACGTAGAGCGCATTGGCATTATATTAAAGATATTATTCCAGTTGAGTCAGAGCCAGTTAGATGCATAACAGTTGATAGCGACGATTCAATGTTCTTATGTGGTAATCAATATATACCCACTTCAAACACTACAATGATGACAATCTACGCTCTATGGATTGCATGCTTTAATGACGATCAGAAAATTCTTATTGTAGCCAATAAAGAAGGTACTGCTATTGAAATAATGCAACGTATACGAATGGCGTATGAAGAACTACCTAATTGGTTAAAACCAGGCGTGAAAGAATATGGTAAAACCGCACTTACACTGGCTAACGGTACGAGAATAGGTATATCAACTACCACAGGCACAGCAGCTCGTGGTCAATCGGTTAACTGCCTTATATTAGATGAGCTAGCTTTCATTGAGCCGCATTTAGTAGAAGAATTCTGGAAATCAGTATATCCTATCGTTTCATCCTCTAAGAAGTCTAAAATTTTTATAGCTTCAACAGCAAACGGTACCGGTAATCTATTTTATAAACTGTACTCTGGAGCTGATAGTGGTGAAACTAACTGGGCTTGTGATAAGATTTTATGGAATGAGATACCTGGTCGTGACGAGCGCTGGAAAAATGAAACTATTGCATCAATTGGGAGTGCTGAAGCTTGGTCACAAGAGTTCGAATGTAATTTTATTGACTCAGGTGAGAGTTCAGTAAATGAAGAATTATTTGCAAGATTGATGCAAAAAACACGTGAACCTAAATTTATATTTGATGAAGGTAAATATCTACTGTGGGATGAGCCTAATGCAGAAGGTGTATATATAGTTAGCGTTGATACCGCTGAAGGCGTCGGAGCTGACTATTCAGTGGTGCAGATATTTGATTATAAAGACCTTACATCTATTAAACAAGTAGCCACATATTGTGATAATAACATATCGCCTTACAATTTTACTGAAAAGGTACATGAGATATTACAGCACTGGGGTAATCCGCTAGTATGTATAGAAAGAAACAACTGCGGAGCTCAGGTGGTCGATAATCTGAGTAAACATCACGAGTATGAAAATATTGTGTCGTGGGGTGCGTCTACTGCAGGTCGATCTAAAGGTCAATTAGGTATAGTTGCTCATACAAATACAAAGCATAAGGGGGTAACAAACATGAGATATTGGGTAAATGAGCTCGAAAGTGTTGATATAAGAGATGTTAATTTAGTAAAGGAGCTGAGAGACTTTGTTAGATACCCAAATGGTACATGGGCAGCAAAGAGAGGGGCTAGCAATCATGATGATAGGGTTATGTCAATGATATGGAATTTAATTATATTAGAAGATGAGGTAGTTAAGAGACATTTTGAGGTTGCTCAGTTAGATAAAAATAATAAACCGTTACAAATTAAGCAATTCGACTTTGGGATTAAATATTTTATGAACCCTACATCGATTTATAGTAATGAAAGAGAAGATAGCTTTGACAATACACCGCCGGTGCTTATTGGAAACGCGATGAATCAATCTTCGGATATAGATCAGCTAATTGAAATGGGATTTACAACTTTACAATAATTATTATGTCACTAAATCAATCACAGTTAAATAAAAGTAGATTAGATAAATTTCTAATGGTTATCAATCTACCAGAGCCATTAAAGAATATTAATACTACTGATCTTACAGCTCATACAGATAATAAGGTAAATGAAAATTCTCTACAGTTCTCAGTATACGGGGCAGTAATTCCAAGTGTACAGGTACCTGCAATTACTCAACAATACGCTGGTCAATCGTATAAGTTGTCTAGTAATTCGAGACCGCCATACGAGAATGTATCAGTTAATTTTACTATTGATAGTAGGTTTAATAATTACTGGGTTCTGTATAAATGGTTAGATTTACTTAATAACGATAAGACCTCTACATTTGATGCAGACGACTTATCAAAAACTCCGGTTCTAGGACCTGCAAGCAGGAACCTGAATAAATCCTCGAATCCGCCATTATTATATCAAGCCGATATAACATTATATGCTAAAGATGAATTTAATAAAAACGTTGCTAAATTTTTATATACCAAAGCATTTCCGGTAAGCCTAGGCTCTATCGATTATAATTATAGAACAGAAGGTGAGATAGAAACTACATTCGAATTTGCGTTCTCTCAGTTAATAGTTGATTTATTATAATTTTTTAATCTAGAAGCCATAAATAATAGTATGGGACGCACAATTCAATCACCGGGTGTAGAAATAAAAGAAATCGACTTAAGTCTGAGACCTAATATAACGTTAGGTACTACAGTATTAGCTGCAGGATTCTCAGATAGAGGACCAACTGACGAAGTTATTCAAATAACTAGCTTAAGCGAATTTGAACAAGTTTACGGAGTACCAACAACTCCAGCTGAAAGATATTTTTATCATTCTGTTAGACCACTCTTTAATTCACCAGCAAACGTGCTAACGTATCGCTTACCTTATGGTGATGATACCGGGGCAGGTTTTGGTAATAGCTACGGAGCTTTGGTATATCCATGTAGTGCAGTTTCACTATCAGGTACTGGAGTAAATATAACAACATATTCGCAAGCAACATCATCTAACGGTGCTAGTACAGTTGAGGTACCGGTAAATTATATACTTGGTAAACCAACACACTTTGAACTTACTCAGCAAGAGTATTTTAAGATTCAGCAAAGACAGGGGTTTAGTTGGTCCAATACAATTGGTAACCCAAAAACGTTTGCCGATATCGGTCAAGGAGCTGTTATCGTTCTTAATAAGGGCCAGACAACTGTTAATAATAAGTATGAAGGTTTCTACTTAGGTATGGTCGATAATACTAATTTAAATACTGCTACAAACTTTGACGGTACTCTTACAGCTGAAACTGTTGCAGCGAGTGCAGTGTCTACCAGCAATTACTTGAGATTGCCAGAAGGTCGTCTTAATTTTGCATTATCTGCATTAAATGACGCTCAAACAAATCAATTCGGTCAAGAATCGGATAGTATTTCTGAAATCATGGAAAACCTTACTCAATACGAGATTGAAAGTTCTCAATATGATGATGTATTATCGGTTGGTTTGTTTAAATTAAGACAGTCAGTGTTTGCAGCTGATGTTATCAAGCTTGATTATATTCTCACTGAAAGCTATGTAGGTTCTTTCGATTGGCACCGTCAGCAGCAATCTCAAACCGGTGGATCTGCTCTGAGCTTCTTCTTAGGATTTAAAGAGGATCAGTCACCAAATATTGAGATTCTAATTAACGAGAATCTTTCCCATAGAAATGGCGATACATGGTTAGGTCTAGATGGACTTCCACGTAATAAAGTAAGAATGGCTAGTACAAAATTTAGTACTTCTAATTTAGGTAATGCTAACTGGCCAATTCTCTCTGGCAATTATATACCTGCAGGTTATGAAACTGCCGCTGCTACTGTTTCTGCGACTCTTTTAGGAGTTTCGCAGACATTAGGCGCTGCTGATAGTTTATTTACCATCGGAGCATATACAAATGCTAACTTACAATCATCGCAGAAAGATCTAGGATCTATTCCAAAGAAGCTTGATAGATTGTTAGATACTGTTGAAAATCCAGATATCTTTGATATCGACATTACAATTGAAGCTGGTTTAGGTACTATTAACGCTGGTAGAGAAGTTGCTGGCGATGAAAGGTATTACGATGATCTAGTTTCTATTCAAATGTCCGGCTTCGCAGTGAGCGATGTTACTAAGATTTCGCCTGATGCTCAAAATTATAGAGATGCGTGGAAGACTATTTACAATAGATTCAACGACTTTGCTGAAAAGAGAAGAAAGGATCACTTATTCATTGCTGACCTTCCAAGACCAATCTTCTTAGAAGGTGCAAACTTTAAGACATTACAAGATCCTAATAAGAATTTCTCGTTAAATGTTCAAAAGCCAATACAAGCATTTACAGCTATCTTAAATTCAAGCTACTCTACAACGTATGCATGTTGGAATAAGGTTTATGACTCGACATTAGATGACCAAACATGGGTACCATTCTCAGGTACAGCTGCTGAATTAATGGCAAATACTGATAGTAACTTCCAGCCATGGTTTGCACCAGCTGGCTTTACCAGAGGTAGAGTTGGTAGTGTTAATGATATTGTTATTTACCCTAAGCAAAAGCAAAGAGATCAATTATACAAGATTTCTGTAAATCCTGTAGCTTTCTTTCCTGGAGATGGTTTCGTAGTATTCGGGCAAAAAACATTACAAGCAGCTCCTACTGCATTCGATAGAATTAATGTGAGACGCCTGTTCTTGAACTTAGAGAAGTCAACTCGCAATACTATGAAGTATTTCATCTTCGAGCCTAATACATTATTAACCAGAACACGGATTATTAACACACTTACTCCTATATTCGAGAATTGTAAGAATACAGAAGGCGTTTATGATTACTTGATCGTTTGCGATGAGAGAAATAATACCCCAGATATTATCGATCAAAACGAGCTTGTAGTTGATATATACTTAAAGCCAGTTAGAGCAGCAGAGTTTATCTTAGTTAACTTCTACGCAACTCGTACCGGTACCGATTTCAACGAAATCATCGGATAATATTAACCCTTAACAAATTAAGCCGATCTGAAAGGATCGGCTTTTTTTTGAACTCATATAAAAAACAACTAATCTAGATTAAATAATTACATGGCAGACGTTAAACAAACGATACAAGATTTTTATACCCAGGCTCAAGTAAAGGATTTTGCGAGAAATAATCTTTTCAGAGTTTTAAATATTGACTTTGGTGATGGTAGTGATGTTTCTATAGGTGAAGAAGATTTAGTATATGTAACCACATCTACTTTACCTGGTAAAACAATTCAAGACGTTACAGTACAATATATGGGATTAGACTTTCATATACCCGGTACTGTTAAATATAATGGGTCAGAAGGGTATTCTCTTACTTTTAGAGCTGATGAATCATATAACCTATATGATAAGTTCCAGCAAGTAATTAACGACACTTTTGATGATTCGAATTCTACCGGCAATTACTTTACTCCTAAAGCTAGTTCAGTTATTGATTTAGTTCAGTTAAATAAAGAGCTTAATAGAGTTTCTCAATATCAATTAGTTGGATGTAGTATTAGAAGTATCGGCGATCTTTCGTATGATGTTACTGCTTCTGGTGATGTTCAAACATTTACTGTAACTATTGCTTACCACTACTATAGAAAAACAGCGTAAATTTTAATTAATTTTACTTAAAAGCCGTATCGTTTGATACGGCTTTTTTTTGCTTAAATATTATATATGGGTATATTAAATGCAGCTAATAATGTAATACAAGGGGTATCAAATCTCACAAAAGGAGCTTTAGGCGGTACTCTCGCGCAACCAAATATAAATTTATTCGGTACAAATGTACCTGGTGTACCTTTAGTAAGTTTTAGAAACTATTTTATTCAATCTATGTCGACCTGGGTTGGCTCGATACCCTTACGGACCCAATGGGTGGTTTTATTTGATAGTTTCCCTATTGGCCTAAATTCTGATATTATAAGAGGTTTAGAGCCGGTTCAAGGTGATAAGAAGGGCTTTGATATCGATAGAGCGAAAGCCTTTGTAACATCGTACCCCGCTCAAGGTATAGTCGGATGTATTTTTGCTCAAGGGGCTAGTATACCAGATGATACATTACAAACTTCTGTAGCTAATATTCCAAATAACCGCGGATTTATACCTGGGGTTATATCTGGTAATAGAGAAGCCTTTGCACCGCTTACGTTACAATTTAGAGAGACTAATACATCCTTTATTGATTGCGTTATTAGACCATGGGTTATATTAGGGAGCCATGCAGGTATGGTAGCTAGGGATGATAATAATAAACCAGAGTTAAACCCAAAATCTAATATTACTATAGTCCAGTATACTAGGTCATATCAAAAGATATCACAAATTCCTAGAAAGGTGTGGCAATTTTATAACTGCGTACCAACCAGTGTTGGTACCAGAAACTTAACATATGATGCTGAAGGTATGGAACAATATACTACAAACTGGAGTTACTCTCATTATAACGTCAGTGATAACTTATATTTGCCTTTACCTGATTTAATAGATAAATTATTTTAATGATTAATAATCTAATACCGGTACAGTTAGCGCATGGTACCGTATATTTTAGAGAACCAACATTCTACGAATATAAAAATATATGTAAAATGCTAATATCTAGCGATATCGCCGGTATAGGCAATTGTTTAAATACTATACTGGATACTCTCATAGCAGATAAACAGCCTCTAAATATAATTGATAAATTTAAATGTTTATTATCGATTAGAAATACAATACATGGTAATGGTATAGCTATTGAAATTAATGGTAAAAAAATAAACCACGATCTGTCATTAATACTAGATATTCCGTTTGATGATACTACATTTAAGTTTAAGGATCTAACATTCGGTAGTCCTACTAATTTTTTTATTGATAGTTATGATGAGTTAATCGCTCAATGTTTAGTTAAAGTTAAAGATACTGATGTAACCAGTCTATCTATAGCTAATAGAATGGCTATTATAAATGAAACTACACTACCGCTTACACTAGTATATAAGGAAATATCTAAAAAATTCGCAACAAGAAATATTACATTTTATAATGATGTAGAAATTAATATATACGACTCGGCCGCTATATTAACGTTTTTGAGAGATATATTTCAAGAAAATTTATTAGATATATTTAATTTCGAATATGCGTGTATACGCAATCTTAATTTAAAATCCTCAGACTTCAATACATATACATACCCTGAACTTAAGATATTTATTAATTGTTTAAACAAAGAAAACAACGATCAAAATAAATCTATGTCTGATAAGTAGTTGTTATTGTAAATATTTACTATAAATATCTTTATGTCTGATAATAAATTTAATGATATCTTAAACGAGATTAAGGTTAATAGAACGTTTTTGAGCGTATATATACCGTCAAAGCAAACGGAAGTAGAATTATTACCCCTTACGTTAGCGCAGCAAAAATTAATTATTGAAACTACCTCGGATACAACTCTTGGTATATTATTTTTTAATAATATATTTTATAAGATATTAAAGGAAAATATTCAATGTGATATTAAAGATTTAACAACTATTGATAGGGTTAATTTAACGTTAACATTAAGACAGCATTTAGAGGATATTGTAGAGTTTGGTGAAATTTCAGTATCTGTGGCAGAAATTCTCGAGAAAAATAAATCTATAGTTAATACTATAGAACCAGTTACGTTAACTTCAGGAGATTTTACTTTTGAGATACAAGCTCCGAATCTAGATATTGATAACTTTATTAATACTCACCTGTTAAATAAATATAAAAATGTTTCATTTGATGATCATAAATTAAAAAATCTTATAAGTGATCTGTATGTATATGAAATTTTAAAATTTATTAAAACAATAAAGATAAACGATACAGAAATATCCTTACATAGCGAGTTAGTTAAAAGTGCGAGTGTTATAGAGAGTATAGATACTAAACACTTTAAATCAATTACCGATTATATCAATAACGTTCGCGATACAGAAGCAAAATATACTAAATGCATTAAGAGTGAAAAATCTATAGATATTACTCCTGACTTGTTTATACTTTAGGTTAGCTATTAAATAATAGTATGGCTGACACTACTATAGGTGATGCATTACTATTATTATCAAAAGTATCCTCATCAACAGATAAAAGATTATCATTACTTGAAAAGGTAATAGGTAAGTCGGCCGCGTCTACATCAGTCTCTCCGAGCGCTAACTCACCTGTTGCTAAAGTAACGGGTAAACAAGCACCGGCAATAGCAACCAAGAAAATACCACGAGATGTTGTTGAAAAGCCGAAATCGGTGATTATCAGTGATTTCGGTAAAAAAGCTGAGAGCGATCTAAAGATGCTACAAGGTAAAGAGGGTACTGACGGTAAAGAAGAAAAGCCAGCTGATGCCGGTGGTGGTATGAGCTTTATTAAGAAGCTTATTGGACCTGCATTATTAGTATTAGGTGGCATTGCCGCGTTAGTTACTGGTTTAATGACAGATGGTCCGCTAAAAGGTCTTCTTAAAATACTTGCAAAAGGTGGTATTATCGGTGGAATTAAACTATTTACAGGTATGATGACTAAGCAGTTAGGTAAGTTTACTGGTCTATTTAGTAAACTAATGCCTGCGAATATGTTCGGAGCAGTTATTTCCAAAGCAAAAGGGTTTTTAGGTGGTATAACAAAATTTCTATTGAAACCGTTTGCTAAAATAGGAGGTAAGACCGCTGGTAAGGGTATATTTGGTACTATAGGTAAACTCTTCGGTAAATTTTTAAAGCCAATTTTAGGTAAACTACCAGGTATAGGGTCATTAATATCATTTGGGTTCGCGTTTAGTCGATTTAAAAAGGGTGATATTATAGGAGGTTTAATTGATGTTGCATCTGGTATCGCATCGATGGTACCTGGTGTAGGTACCGGTATAGCAATTGGTTTAGACGTACTTAACGCATTTTTAGATGTTAAAAAGGGTGGTAAGGATGAGAAGGTTGAGCCAAAGGGCTCTGGATTTAAACTAAGCACCTTTTTCGGTAAAATAAAAGATAAGATAATGAATAACTTTCCTATTAAAAATTTAATGCAAATGTGGAGTGGCGCTAAAATGGTATTTAGTGGAGATACAAAAGGAGGCTTAACAGAGATGGCTAATGCTATCCCATTTATGAAGCCTTTAGCTAATTTCTTATTTAGTGAACGTGAAGAAGTCAATGAAGAGACTGGTGAAGTATCGAGTACTACGATGTTTGCAAAGATAAAGGAAGTAGTAATGAATAACTTCCCTA